ACTCTTCCTTTAATTCACCCATTTCAAAATCGGCTTTAGTACATTCACATTCGTCATTAAGACAGCAACCACATACATTACATGGGTCAAAGTCTCTTACCCCACAACAACAATCCCCAGTCATAATCCACGATCACTCAATATCTCATCGAATTCATCTTGTATACTTGGTTGCTTTTTCTTAATAACCTGTTCCATTAATTCGTATATGGACTTGCCTGTAATTTTAGCAACGTCATCTAACTGTTTAATAGCTTCCTTAAAGATTGGATTGTCACCCTGTTTTAATATAACTTCGTCCATTGCTATTTTAACAACGTCTAAATATGTTGGTGTTTTATTAGGTATTTTTATCATAGTTTATGTTATGTTTACTTGTTTATAAAACTTACTAGTATCATTTTTTTGAATGAGTGTTTAAACCTTTATATACCCCTGTTAAACATTATAAAAAAAAAATAAAAAAAATAAAAAAAAGATAACTAGTAAGGCTTTTATACTTGTTAAAATAATATACATTAATGAGTGAAAATAACGTCAAGTATATTGAATCTTCATTAGAAGATAAAGTTGGAATTATTCAAAGAGTAGATGAAATCAACTTTGATGAATACAGCCCTGAAAACATAGACGATATGGGTGAGTATATAGACTTACATGGTGAACGTGAAAGAGTTGAAAGAGTCCTTGAAAGAGCAGATAAACCATATCTAATATATGGTGTCAAGGGAACTGGTAAAACAAATCTTATTCATTCTATATGTAGAGATAAGAAATACGCACTTATAGAGTTTAACTGTGGTATAGGCACTAACAAGAGTGACTTACAAGGAAGACTTCAGGTTGATCAAGATGGTTCATACTTTCAAAGAGGAGTACTACCAATAGCATATGAAGTTGCAAATCACTTCGGTCATGCAGTTTTTTATGGTGATGAACTCGGTGCTTTGGAAGAAGATGTTCAAAAATGGATAAACAGACCACTAGATAAGAGAAATAGTTGTACAGCAGGGGGTAAAACTTACAAGTTAAACCCAAATTGCAAACTTGCATTCATATTTACAACAAATCCTATCGAATATGCAGGGGTAAACAATCTAACAGAGGACTTAAAGTCAAGATTAATTGGTTCTGTATGGGATTATCCATCAAGTGAGGAAGTAGAACGTATAGTTGATTGGACTAATATTCCAGAAGACTTTGTAAAATCTCCATTATTGGTGATGGCACAAGATACATACAGTTTAAGAGTAAAAGGTGATTTGGAATATGTACTATCTCCAAGAGACTTGATACAATTTACTGAAGTATATCGTAATATTTCTGAAGACTATCCAGACTTTGATCAATCCCAAATATTGGAAGTTGCCATAAAAGAGGCAATATTGATAAAATATACTGACCCAATCGAACGAGAGCTTGTTAAAGCAAGAGCTCAAGAAACTTTTGGAGTGACACTTACATAATGTCACCCAAATACCCAATTTTTATTAACAGGTGTATAATATGAGATGTAAATTATGTTTAAGGACTAGGTGTGCTGGTGGTGCTAGGGGTCATTGTTGGAAAGAATATCAATTATGTCCACTATGTGCAGTTGTAGAACACCCAGAAGATTATAAAAAAAATTATATAATGATGACATTATCTAAATATGGTAAGTATAAAAGTCCAAGGTCACGATTTGGTAATGGTAGAACATACGTCGTTACAAAAGCTACAGGTGGTATGAGAAATTGAGAGACAGAGATCTTTTAAGTGATAAAGAGTTTTTCAGAAAGACGACCGATATAGTTGAACAGGTAAGAGATTGTGAAATTAATGTTACATATTACAGAGGGGCAAATTCTGTTTCTGATGTCAATATTAACAATAAGGAAAGAAAGGGTGTAATGTTTAACCTCAATGTTGCTACACCTACAATAAAAGGTATAGAAAAATTCACGGCACTTAATCATGAATTGGGTCACATATTAATGCAAACACCGATGTATGAGGCAACAAAACTATTAAAAGGTTGGTTAAAGGTTGGTGATGATTGGATAGATGATGATGGACGTGGTCTTCAAAAATGGAATGTTTTTTGGGGTGTTATGAATGTATTAGAAGACCAAAGAGTGGAATCAATGATGTCTAAAATATGGTTAGCAAATCAAAAAAGATTTAATAAGGCTAAAAAGAATTTAGGTAAAACACATAAAACATGTCTTAAAAACCCAGTCGATATACTATTAAACATTAGATTCTTTAGAGAAGACTTGACTAAGAAACACAAAGAGTCAAAAGAATACAAGCGTGCATTAGAAGATGTTGTAGAAACTGGAAGAATGGGTTCATTGATAATACTTGCAAGATTAAAACCACTAATTGATGAATACTTTGAAAAAAAGAAAAAAATAGAAACCAAAGGGTCTGATGACGATATAACAAAGTCATTAGAAAATGTACATAAACCAGAAGCTGGTGATGGAAGTGATCAGAGACTATCACCAGATGATTTAGAAGCATGTTCGGCTGAAGATAGTGATATAATAGACAGAATACTTGATGGTGATGATAATATTAGTGGATTGTTAAATGACTCAAAACAAAGTGCAAAAAATGATATTAGTGAAATAAAGGAAATAATGAGTGGTGATGGTACTGATGGTGGTTCAAGACTACCATCATATGTTATGAGAGTTAATAGAGAAGAAGCAGAATATCATATTAATAAAAATATATCTGGTGCATTACAAAAGATTTTTAGAAAAATATCTGAAATACCAAAACCAACTATAGGATATGATGGTGATGATATAGATATAGAGACATATATAGAGAATAAAGCTAGGGGTTCTGACCTAACTAAGTGTTTTATTGATAAGAAATATGTTAATGGTGCGTCTGTAATGATTAGTATAGATGGAAGTGGATCTATGGATAACGGTAGGATAGAAGACGCACGAAACCTTGTTGCCACGCTCTATGACTCAGTTAAAGATTACCCAAACATAACAATAAAGGCTAATGTATGGTCTAGTAATGCAAAAGGTGATGTGGGAATAACAGATATAAATACAATAAAAGAATGTGTAAATATTGTAACCAGAAATAGTGGTAATTGTTTTATGACACCTACACATTTGGCACTGGATTACTCTTCAAGAATGTTGAAACTCATGAAAGGTAGAAAGAAGATCTTATTCTTAATAACTGACGGACTACCACAATATTCAAATAATAATTATGCATTAAAGAAAAAGACATTACTTACTATGAATAAAAAGGCTATGTTAAAGGCAAGAAGAAAAACACCAAACATATTTGTATTCTTTTTAGGTAATAGTACATATGGTGACTGGTATGTAAAAGAGGCATTTGGTGCAAGAAGAGTAATAAATGTACCAAGTATGAGGGGTGTTAGTGATAATATAATTAAAGAGTTTAAGAAGTTAGTAATAAACACTTTGAAATAATTTATACCTTTTTTTGGTCAAGTCCTAAAACCTTTATATACCCTAGTGCTACTAGTAAGGCTTATATACATCAAAACATAACTATTATTCTTGTCAAATAATATAAACAATTTAGCATTTGAAAGTAAGGTCAAAAGACTTATTAAGGAAAACAAGATGTATAAAAATGTAGAGTTTATGTTTAATAAAGAAAAGGCAATAAAAAGAATAATGCAGTTAGAGGGAGAATTATTTATACCACATCATGTGCCACAAGGAACACTAGAAGATCCAGATAATCCAGAATTTAGAGAATTTTCACAGCAAGAAAAAGATAATTGTAGATGTCATAATTGTAAATTTCCAGTTGCATATTGGAATAAAAAAACAGAAAGAGAAATACAGCGAGATCTTTCATCATTGGAATACTTGAAGGTAAATGCCGTATGACGTTTTCTGAAAGAGAGCGATTTATTTATCACGCTGCGACACTAATGACACTTGAAATAATGCATAGAAAAAAACATGGAACTAACGTGGACTTGTTAAAAATGTTAGAATCAATTAAAAAGAATAGATGTAGAAAACTTACATTTGATGATATTGATATTATATATAATGATATTGAAGAAGAAGTTTTACTATCAAGTGCAGTATATGACTTAGAAATGGAAAAAAGTGGTAATGGGTTGGGAAAGTTTTTTGGAAGATAAAAAACTATGCCATATATGCCTAAAGATTGATATTACCAAAGGCAGTGATGCTCTAGATTTATGTTCTGATTGTTTTGACAATGTTACAAAGTTACATAAACAATATTTAGAGGAATTAAAAATTGAAAAAAAACAGTGATAATGAATCAAACTGTTTGTTTTGTGGCACAGATATAACAGTAAGAACATTTAAGGCTAATGGTAAAAAATATTGCTCTTCCAGTTGTAGAGTGAATTATAGAAAGGCAAGTGGATATTTTGAAGATAGATATAAGAAAATAGCAAAGCCTCACCTAAAAAAATGTGAGATGTGTGAAAGAAAGATTTTATCTGTGGGTGAAAGAAAGAGTGCAAGTAAATTTTGTAGTAAAAAGTGTATGTATTTAAACACTAAAAAAATTAATAACAACCAAAAATATATTACTATTAAGATTCCTATAGATTCATATAAAGAATTATTTAGGGGTAAAAATGTGTAAAAACCTCTGTGAGAGATTTGACAGTGATTATTTTGGTGTGAATCACTATTGTCAAGAATGTGCAAAGTTTATAAATAAAAAATATTTAAAAAAAGAAAAAAGAAAATTTGGACGGTTAAGATGTACATGTTGTAATGGATTAGTACGAACCAAGCCAAAAAAGATTCATATTAGAAAGGTTTTACAAATTAAATAGAATCATCAGCCCATGCTAAAAAGAAAATCATATTTTCTTCTTGTTCTTCGTCAATATCATCACTGATGTTAAGTTTTGCGAGACAATGATGTACCACCTCATGTGTTATGGTTCTGTAAACATCAGCCAAACATTCATGATTTGCTAGATAAATAACACATCGATTTGTCTCATCGTAGTAAATCCCTCTATTTTCACCATAAATCTTGAAGTTTGTGGTGCATGAATCTGTCATATTGTTAGCCATACCTAATACTAGTAAGATTTATTAACTCTTAAACTTTACTATTATTTATGAACCCAGTCACACAGTTTTTGAATTGGTATGAGAGACATATGGCAAAAAGCCTGATAATATCAGCAATAATACTATACATGCAAATCCCACATTCATGGTGGGCTTTGGAGTGTATTTGGGGGGAAGGTTTTATGCATGGTCATGGTATAATAGTAGACTTTTTCCTTTATGGTATAGATACCCTTGAAATGATACCAATAATAGGTGTTACGCTCGCAATAATCAGTAAACTAAGGCATAAAGTTATATAGTCGAATGATGTGTTATATATAAATGGCTGAAGACTCTTTAGAAACCCAAGAACCAAGATGGGAGGTTATAAATGAACTTTATGACTCCATTGATGGCACTATTTCAAATATGTTTAAGGATAAACATTTAAGCTTTGGTGAGATTGAGATTGGTATGAAACTTATGGAAGATAAAATATTACAACAAAAAATGGAATTAATGTTTCAGTTTATAAAAGAGAAAGATGAGCAAGATTCAGAAGAGAAAAAAGCACCAGATCATCTCTATAAGTAAACCTTTATATACCTCTATTTAATAATCAACATTACTTGTTTTTAATGATTCTTTAACTTCTCTGCGTGAGTCATTGTTTAGTTTTTCTTTGAAAACTGTTGGACAATTATAATGCCAAACATCAACAACTATACAATTACTCCACTCTAGCATTTGTTTTTGAACACTATCTCTTGCTGATTTCAATGCACCACCATGGTCTCCACCCTGAACTCTTATACAAATAGGACTGAATCCAGAAAATAACACTATATCAACTGATTCTTTTTGCTGTCTTTCAGACAATCCCTCTGGTATTAATTCAAACGATATAAGATCTTTGAATAATATTTGAGTGGAATATATTACGGTATTACCATAAATCTCTTTTAGTATATCTAGAACAGTGTTTTCTCCTTTTCCTATGATTTGTGTCATACTGCCTAATTAATACCTCCCATTTCTTTCCACTTCCTTTTACATTTAATGCCAATGCTATTAAGTTTTTTTTATCGTTAAGAAAGTCTTTGATTGGCTGTGCTTGAGCCCATGCATTGGTTTTTATTTGTATTAGAATTATTCTCCCATCTCTATCAAAACATATTCCATCAAACAGATTCCATAGATCCAAAGCCCTATACCATTCACCCAAAGTATAGACTAAGTCTTGCCTTCTACCGTGTGCTTTAAGCCATATATCATCATATCCTTTGGCTAGTAAATAATTAACTGCCTTTCTGTTTGAGGCTCTCATTCTTTCTCTTGGGTTCAAACCTTTATATACCCCTTACAAATAATATTTTTAAGAAATTTCACCATCGTCATCAAAACCATCTTCCCTGATTTTTGGTTCTTCATCATAAAATGAGTGATGTTCGTTTGATGGTATTTCTCCTTGTCCCTCTAAGTAATCCATTTTATCCCTATATTTTTTTAATTCACAATGAACTCTATGACCAACCCCATCACAATTACATTTTGGTGCTCTCTTTGCTTCAACACTCTCATCTTTATATGCCTCTCTTTCAATCTCTTGATATTTTTGGGCAACTTCTTCTGAGGCTTGGTCTTCAATACCACTTAGGACATATTCCTCATAATCACCAACATCTGGTTCTTCACTCATGTTTTTTTTCCTATTCTTTTTGGGTCATTCCAACTTGTATAACCTTGAGGATTATATGCTGGACTCCATGTATCACATGCTTTGCAGTGATCTTTCCAATTAAAATGCTCACATATTATGTCTTTTTTTCTAAACTCTGCACATCTTTCCCTCATAAATTTTGGAAGATCCTCATATTCACATTTTGGGCATGTGTAGTATATTTCGTCATGTTCTTCGTCAGTTTCAGTGTAAAGATATGTTTTACAAGTATTACATAGGTAACTATCGTCCATTAGAATCCCAAATTACTAGCAATTCTGTTGGCTGCTGCAAGTGCCCTCTTATTTGCGTTTTCTGAGACACATTCTTTGCATGGAAGTTTCTCATCATGTTTTTTACATACTTTCATTTTAATCTACCTTATCCTCTATTCCCTTGGCAGTAAGTAAAAACTCTGCGTCTGATTGTGGGTGTTCTGGACTATCTACCATTCTGGCTATACGTTTTTTACCAGATTTTTTAAAGTATAATCTATATGTAGCTGCGTGACCTACGACATTTCCACCTATTGGTTTTACTGGGTCTCCAAACATTATTGATGGATCTGTCTGTACCTGATTTGTGTATAAAACAGTGGTTTTATAGTAGTATGATATGTTCTTTAGATGTGTCATTAGTCTTGCTATCTGGTTTTGTCGGTCTGCTAGTGTTCCTCTACCTAGGTATTCTTCCCTAAACTGACCTATTGCACCATCAATTACAACCAATCTTGGTCTTTTTTTGTCCATTGTCTTTGATAAAGCATTAATAGTTCCCATTAATTGTTCTGTGTTTGGTGTATAGAAATATGTTATTTGGTTTAATGCACCCTCCATTTCTTCCTTAGTTTCTACATATTCATGTGCTTTCATTATTTCAAGTATTCTTGTAGGTCTGAATGTATCTTCACAATCAACCCACACAACATTTTCACCGTCATGAATTGCCTGAGATGTTAATGTATTACAGAACTGTGTCTTACCAGAACCATACTCTCCATATACCTCATATGTACACTCTGGTCTCAATCCACCACCTAAAAGCTCATCTACTGCAACACATTTTGTCTCTAAGGTAGGGTAATTTGCCTGATATTCCATTAAATCTACAACACTCATGTCTGATTTTCTTATCATATTATTATCCTCAAGTATTTTTTGTGCGTTGAAAACCCAAGAATCTGCTTTGGATTTTGGTACACCTGTAATTTCAGATACCTCTCTGCCACCCCTGATACAAACATCAAGTAAAGACGATACACCAAAGTCTGTTAATTTCTTTGCTGTTACAGCACCTACACCATCTAGTTGAGATATTCCCAAATCTAATTCTGGTATAGTTGTTGAAATAACACTCATGTCTTCATTAACATCATCTACTATATTAACCTTACTAGTAGTGGTGTTACTTTGTTTTTTTGTACGTCCCATCTGCCATCAGTTTTATTGTTGCTGTGTTTTCCCATCTATGAAATAATTTTGTTGCGTCTAGACTAGATGCACCAGCCTCTTCAAGTTTTTTGAAAAAGTCTGTTAATTTTACCTTGCCGTCACTATCTGAACACTCTGTCCATATTGTATGATATGTCTGTTCTTTTGTCATTCTACCACTTTTGAATAGTTGTGATTGAACACCACCACCAGAAATATCTATGTCGAAGTTTTTATACATTGATACCAATAAATCCTTTACTGCAACTATGTCTTCAACATCTACAGATGTTTTTAGTCTTAGTTTTGCGTGAGCCATACTAAGTCTTATTAAAGCCTCAAGCTGTCTTATTCCAACATTAAATTGATTATTAGAAGACTGTCTAAGTTTTTCATATATCTTAATAATTTCATCTCTCACCTCTCGTGTTAAAGATGGTTCGCATTTCTTTGCAGTGTTGATAAATCCAGTAAGTTCCCTATCTGTAAATCTGCAATCACTTTCTGCGTCCTTGTTTGTAAATCCATCAAGAATATGATTTGCCTTTTGTGTGTCTTCAGTTATACTTACCTTGTCTTTTATCAGCCATATTAAATCAAATCTTGATAATAGTGGACTTGGTATGTTTATGTTATCCATCAATGTTAATGAATCATCATAGTTTCCAAATTTAGGATTTGCTGCTGCTAAAATACTAGTCTTTGCATCGAGTGTCATATTAACACCAGCCTTGGCTATTGAAACTGTTTGCTGTTCCATTGCTTCATGCATTGAACTTCTGTCGTCTTTATTCATTTTATCAAACTCATCAATAAAAGAATGACCTTTATTACAAAGTGGTAATACACCAGCCTGAGCAATCATTCTACCATCATGTAGTTTCACCATACCTATGGTTAATCCAGCAGATGTAGTACCCTTACCAGATGTGTAAATGCTTCTTTGTGAAATAATATTACCATACTTTAAAAGCTCTGATTTTGCCATTGATGGGTCTCCAACAAGTAAAATATTAATATCTGCCCTCTTCTTTGATGGTACACCCCCCACTAATTGGAGTAAACATGATAGTTTAATGTCATTATATCCGTAAATATGTGGTGCAAAACTATTTGTTAGTTTATTGATAAAGTCATCTTCTTTAACTTCTTCCTTGATTTTTACAACCTCATCATCACTTGGTAATATTTCATTAACATCATCAACATCAGTTAGAGATATTACGTCAATATACACTTCGTTTTCGTCCTTATTTTCTTCTATATTAGATCTGAATATACCTACCACTAATTTTTTCTGACCTATAAAAGAAGATCCAACCTGACTGCCTACAACTTTACCATAGAATATCACTGGTGAGTTCTTGGTTGCTTTTTCAAGTGGCTGTTGTAGTAATACTGTCTGAATATCTTCAGTTATAAGACCAGTTTTCTGGGTCTCCATTTTAGCACCCCTACATGAAACATTCATGCATTTTAAAACCCTAAGTTTTCTCTCAAAGTCTGCACGTATATGTTCTACTGTAAAACATGAGGGACACATTACGTCTGTCTCCTTTATGAAAGTTTTTGGGGCATCAGTTCCTATGACAACGGTCTCAAAACATATTGTTTGACCCTCTTTCTTTGAATTGATTTCAGACATTTCAATTTCGTCATCTGAAACTAATAATATCTGCATATTTTTGAATATCTTCGCAACGTTTAATCCAGACATCTTCTGATTTTTTATTTCCAAAACCGACTCTCTTATGATTTGTTGAAAAGACTCGATTCTTGAAAGATATAAGTCAATCCACTCTGATGAGGATATGTTTATTGTTAATGAATCTGATGGTCTTAATGAATCAATAATTGATGTCCAATGATTTGTAGAAAGTTTTTCAATTACTAAATCCTTTATTGCAGAATATGAATAATCATCGTATTTATTAATCATAATCTATACTCTCCTTCCTTATTAATAAGATTACCTAGTTGTGTATGACGTTCTTGTAATTTGGTAAATTCTAGGTTTGTCATATCTCTAACCTTTAATTCCCATCTTTGAATTGGTGCAAAAAATATTGGCATCGATGCTGTCACATCTTTTTCAACAAAGTCCAATATATTTGCATTATCATTATGAGTCTTAAGATACTCTTCAATCATTACTGCGATCCAAGTACTCATACTTAGATGTATTGGTTTTTTTATGTTTGCTTTCTCAAAGATTTCTTTGGTATGTTTGTTAATTGAGATAGTGACAGTTGTTCTTTCAAATTTCATACTATACTTTAAACTAACTCATATAAAAGGCTTACTAGTTACTAGCTAAGTGTTAGCTAAAGTTAGTTAAGTTAGTTAACGTTAATTAACTAAGTTTTTTTTTACTGTTAGTACTTAATTTTGTAATGGAAATAATTCAGTTTCAGGGGTACTTAAAGGTTCTATAATCTGATTTAAAACAACGTCCTCTGGCATTATTAGATCTGGTTTTACATCTCTTTCAACAAATCCACTTACGAAAGCTTGAACTTTTGTATGCTCTATCAATGACTTTAATGTCTCTCCTTTTGAATTTTTCCATGTAATTTCAATAAACATAGGGTTACTAAAACACTGTGGTATTTAAGATTTACTAGTACTCTTTTATATTAGGATTTATAATAAACACTAGCTGCACCACATCGGCATTTTTCATGATGTACCGTCTTCTTGGCTTCTAAAGTCTGTATTGCCTCACGCACTCTACGTGGATCAATATTTGGCATCATCTGATATAATTGTTTGAATGTAAAGCCATCAGTAGATCCACCAAGCATTCCTAACATGGCTTCTTGTATTATAAGATATGCTGGTTTATCAGGCTCTTTATAAGAATCTTCTATAATCTGCTTTGGATTTACTTGTCTTTTAGGTCTTCTCATCATACATGACCTGCTATTTTACCTGAATAAGGATCAAATTCTAATGACACAGTACCTGTACCTGTGCCTGTTATACCGTTCTTTCTATCCATATATCCATCATATTCATTAGTTAATGCATTTTGGAAACTACCACCATTAACAAGGTGAATTTCTCTAGCATATGATTTACCAGTATCCCAGTCAAAGTCATAAACCTCTTCTGGCTGGTATCTTTTTTGATGTAAATGACCACATATGTATACGTCTGCATTCCAGTTTTTCTTCATGTCTCTGAACATGCTTTCAGGTTGACCACCACCAGACCCATGCATTACTGCTATTGACCACTCTGATAATATCTTTCCTTTCCACGTTACTCTTAATCCTATATGGGCTCTACTTCCCATGAAATCAATACCGTTTGGAACACAAAAATGATTTTCAATATATGCCCTGTTTAACTCTCTTATTTTATACTCATGATTACCATGTAAAAGACCCCAACATAATTCGTTAACAGTGTGTGGATAAGCATCACGCTTCATTTCGTTCTGTAAGTCAAATAATTTCTGATGTGTTTCTTGCCATTTTTTCCTTTGATTATCTATCTCGTATAGTTTTGGGTCTACACTATCAGTGTTAAATCTTTTATCATAAATGTTTATTGCATCAATCTGGTCTCCACCAAAAATAGTAAATCTGTTTTTATCTTTAACTATTCTTTTTACAGCTCTGGATAATCTATCCATATCAGTACCCATATGACCTACATGTTCATCAAAAAGACCCTCAAGTAATATTAGAGTGTCTTTTTTTAATCCGAGTAAGAACAAATCAAGTTCTACTATTTTACTAAACATTATAATTAATCCTTATAATAACATCTATATAAGTCTTACTAGTTTACGTTAAAACTGTCTTGAACCGAGTTTTGAGACACTTCTACACTATTCTGTTCTTTTACTTTTTTATAATAAGCCTTTCTTCTATTATCATTTTTATACCCATCTGGTAAATGATGTATGCATGGATTAGCCAAAGTATATACACCACATGATGTACAGTTATCAACAATCTTTTCAAGTGCATTTTTCACTTTTTTTATATAAATTGGATCGTCCCATTCATATTGCCTTTTACCGTTTTTATCGAATGGTGTTTTTGATTCTTTTATTGGTTTCCATTTACCATTAGGTAATTTCTCGAATTTCATTTCTTCTTTTTATCTCCTTTTGATTTACCAAACCAAATCTCAAATTCCATTTCACCACATGTTTTAGCCAATTTATAAAGTTCCAACATTTGCAGTCATTCTTGAGTTTGTTATATCTTCAATATTAATGCCTATAAATACTATTTTTCTCCACCTAGAAATTCGGTATTTGAACTGTTTTACCCTACCCTCTGCTGCCCTGTCATGCACTTCACAACTAAAGAATTTCCTCATATCACCAGCTTTACCATGAAAGTCATTATATCTCATCTTAACTACTTTATCTGGATAGTATACTTGTAATATCATATGTGCTAATTCATGACATATTACTGACATATTTTGTAACATTATTAGATTGTTGGTACTATCTGTTATATAACAAATAACACTTCCCTTACCTGTAACACCATGTGGTATGCTAAAATCTAATTCTTCAGCTCTACTGTCATTTGCATAAAACGATGAATCATAATCAGTGGTTGGTTTGATTTCTATTTTCCATTTATCTTGTGCCACATATCTAGTATAGTCTGTATAATAATAGTGGTCATAAATATATTTTAAGATTAACTTTTCATATAGTTTTCTGTCAATTTTTTTTGTTGTAAATTTAATTTCCATTACCAAACACTTCCCTTATCTGAGCAGTCTAAATGAGACCCACAGTTTGGACACATTAAATGGCATTCTGTTAGTTTTTTCATTTCATCTCCACATCTATCACATTTCTCTTTCATAAGAAAAAAAAGGAGGCTGCCTAATCCTCTGCCTCTACAGGCTCTAAAGCCAACATGGGTCTACCACTTGGCTCGGCAATTTTTTCCACGACACGAGCGTCTAAACCATCAGTTGCGTCTATTGCAACACATTTGGCGACTTGTTCAGCCCACCAACTTTGCTCACCACTCTTTCCTCTGGCTTGACCTACTATCATCTTTCCAAAAGAATGTCTAAGACCTTCTGTTGTTTGGATTTCTACTAGATCAGCATCATGCTGTGTACTACGTTTTATCTTGAAGCCCTGTATTGTTAGTTTGTCTCCCTTTTGTAACTTGGTAGACTCTTGTCTTGGTTCAGGGTCAAGGACTTTTGAAAGATTCATGTTCTTACTTTACATATAATTAACTATTATATAAGCCTTACTAGTAAAAAAGTGGACACTATACTCTGAAGAGTATAGATAGTATTGATTCAAGAACTTGCATTATTTGCAGTCTTAATGATAGTATTCCAGCGTCTTCTGTGAAATCAAATGCAGTTGTATCAACATTTGGTTCTGGTCTTTGCTCAGTTGGTAAAGCACCAATTTCATAGGAGTCTACAACCTGACCCAATCTATATGCAACCATTCTGTTTCCCTCTTGTTTCCAACCAGTAAAACCCTCTGATTCTATCTGTGTCGATTGAACATCTACTTCTTCAGAAATAATATCTG